AGGTAGCGTCAGTCAGTCTTGAGTGATACGCATTACACACCCTTTCGTGATTGCGGTGGCATCCACGATTGGGTCTTTCTCATTATCCTTGTAGTGGCTTGAGGTGATGATAATAAACTCCTCCTGCACGGAGGAAAGGACTCCGCTGGTTACGCACATACAGGGCTTAACCTTGGACAGTTCGCTCTGAACATAACCAGCGGGGTCTAGCCATTCAACCTCAACCCGCTTGCCTATCCAACACTTCGGGAACTTGTTCTTAAATACTCTTCCACCCATCTTTATATTTCTCCCATTTGCACATCATAATGTTCCCCCTGCCCTTCCCTGCCGGAAAGAGAACAGCGGAGGCGGTGCTGTTACCGGCAGCCGACACGGGTATAATGTAGTACCCGTCCATTGAGATGTCAGGGTAATCCTTTGAGTAAGGCAGGAACAGAATCAGGAAGTCACAGTCCTTACTCTCGTACACCCTCCTCTTTTTCCCCGTACCATGTGACAGGCTGCACCGATAACTCCGGTGCTTTGACATTGTGGCCGTCTTAACTTGGATACGCTTAACCGAGCCATCCTTCTCGGCTATCAGGTCGTAGGTGTCTGTGTTCAAGGGCCAACTTACTGTGAACCCAAGCTCAACCAATTTCGACGCAACTGCAAGTTCTGCAACGCTCCCTGTTCTTGATGTATCTGCGATGTTTCAACCCTCCACCCTTGGATTACTTCTTCTTATCCCGTTCTTTTCTTGCATCAGAATCCATGTACGACCACAAATCATCTTGTGTAAGCAAGCCGTACTCAACCATCTTCCGAATGTACCCATCCTGAATACCTCCCCTTACGCCTATCTCGTTCCAGTGTTCGATAAGATAATCAGCCTTAACCTTTGAGTTTGTGATACCGGTAAACTCTTCAGTGAGCGCAACGCTGCCCAGCTTACCAGCACCGTGCTTCTTCATCAGCAAAGCCTTCGCGTATTGGAGTCTCTTATTTGCATCAGTCTCCTTTTTGCGGAGCTTCTCTGTTGTCCTTACATATCTACCATCACCCACATCAGGCCCCCACTTTAAGTCCCATGACCTTGTAAGTGCAGCCACTTGCTCCTTCTCGCTCAACCCTTTCAACCCTTCACCAACCTCTCCATACCAATGCTCAAACCACTTTTCGGTAGTCTTACTGACTGCTGTGTTTGCCAGCTTGGAAAATCTTCTAGCCTTCTCCTCTCGCGTTTCCACCTTTTCAGGGCTAATTAGTTTAGCAGCCCTTGCTGTTTCCATGTAGATTTCATCAACGGCGATTGCCTTGTTTGCTACTTGCGCCCCCTGCCGGTGCAGCAGCCAACTCTTGAACGCCGGAAGGTGCTTGTTTGAAATCTTTCCACCAACCCGTAGGGGTCGGCGTGTACCAATGGATTGAGCAATCGACTGATACAGTTCTTCAGCATCAGCAGGACTCCAAGCCTTATCTTCCTCAATGATTTTGGCCACAAAGGCATCAGTGAGTTCCTTTGCCGCCTTGGGTCTGCCGAGAAGAAGCATATCACCGAGCTTGCGAGTGAAATCGTATCTTTCGCCAGCCTTAAACTCTACTGCTGTTGATGTGGCGGGGGTACTTCTGATTCCTGCCTCCCAATACGGAGAGCTTGGGTCGTCCTTGAACCGCTTGGCGTATCCAGACAGCCTTCTTTTTACGGTAATCCTATCAGCCAGTTTCTTCTCGTCCTCACCAAATACGCCAAACTTGGTTCCTACCTGACCCAATCTTCTGGGGCCGGAAGCGAGCATCCCCAAGTCCCCTTTCAACTTATGCAAACTGCCGTGTTCCTTGTAATCTTTAAGTGCCTTTACACCAATGGCAAGATTGTCCAATCCCGGCCCCAAAGACAATGTTTCAGCATTCCACCCTTGCTCCTCCGCAACAAACCACCTTGAATACATTTCAGTGGGGATGGCTGACATTCCGGAATAGAAATTATTATATACGAACCTTGCAAATATCTTCTTGCCAGCAGTCTTGATGTCTCCGTCCTCCAAATAAGACCAAATCTCCTTCAGGGATGCGTCTCTTCTTGTAATCATCCCCACCTTTTCGCCAAACCCGGCAACAATCTCTCCGGAGATTTGCGCTCCGGCAACCCACTTTGCGAGGGGCTTGTAGTTTCCGTGTTCCGCTTCCTCCAAAACATTATCCTCAAAGAGATTCATCATTTGCTTTGTCCAAGAGGAAAACTTCTGGAAGAACCTCCAGCCCTCACCATCAACCATGTGTTGCGGTAGGCTTACTTGGTCATACGCGCCTTGGGTTTTCTCCACCATTCTCTGATAAAGCCTACGGGTTTCGGGCATTACTCCAGCCGTGTTCCCGTCAGCTATTTGCTGCCTCAAACGCGCATTCACTCCGAAGGGGCCAATGTCGGTGGGTTGGGTTCCCTCTGAAATTAACTTACGCATATCAAGGCCCAGCCCATCATACAACCTAGCGTATTCTTTTAGCGCGACATCAGCCTTGCTATCGAACTTCTTCAAAATCTCCTTTGCCCCTACTCGTGCCGTAGCCAGTGGATGACCTGCCATCGGGCTGGGGTGTTGCCTTAAAGCCATTTGGGCATCAATGATAGCCTTTGCATTGGGGTTACCCTTGTAGAGCTTTAAGAACCCCTGAAGGCTGTACTCTGCCTGATAGAACGCAGTCATCCTAACCAGATTTTCAGCAGGCGTGAAGCCCTGCGTCTTCATTAGAAATGTGGTTGTTTTCTGAACCGCTCGATTCGCAAGACTGCCACCCCTGTTCGCCTCCATGAGTTGTGTCATAAGGGAAACATTATCACCTACAATGCCCAACTCTTCCGCTACGTTAGCGTCAACATTCTTAAAGGTTGCTATGGTGCGATCCTTGATTGCCTTACCCAAAGCCTTTCCTAAATCCACTGTATCCGAAATCACCCAAATCTTTGCAAAGCCAGAGAGGTTCTTGAACGCTGACATACCGTTAGCAATTAACGCACCCGTGACTGCTGATTGAGCCATAGACCAATCGGGGTGATGCTTCTGTGCCATCGAACGCTCGATTCCATCAATGTAGGCTATCGAATCCTGATTGGCTCCAGCGGCTTGTCTCGCCTTGAGAAATGCGTAATACGGGTTAAGCCCACCGCTTACATGGTGTTTTTGCCCTAAATACTTAATCTCCGCGAGTCTACCGCCAGCCTCTCTTACATAATCAAGCCTACCCTGCCAACTGAAATCATACATTTGGGCAGGTATATCCACATCTTGTAGCCTCGCAATCTCCAAAGCCGCAACCCTGCCAGAACGGGCTTGCCCCTGTTTTCCTTCTGTGGTTTTGGGCGCGGGTTGTTCTGGGTCAAGGTAGCTATGGTATTTATTCTTTAGGAAATCTATGGATTTCTGTGATGAATCAAGATTGTGCATCTTAAACAACTCCTTGATTGCTGTCTCTCTCCCGCCCGTCCACTTAAAAGTGCCAGTTGGGTTCTCTAGGTTCATAAGGGCATCCAAGTATTCCGGTTTTAGCTTATGCCCAAAGTGGGCCTCACCATTCCAGCTAAATATATGGTTCTTGTCCTTGCCCTGAATCACCACACCCAGTTCCTCCATCATTTTGGCTACGCGCTCCGAACTCTGCCTATACCCGTCAACCATCGCTCGCCCCATTGGGCTGATTTTTTTATAATGCTTGCTGGCTTCCATTAACCACAACGCATTACTCACATTAACCGCGCCTATATCTGGGTCTTCGACAATAGATTTCTGGTTAAGTTGGGAATCCCAGCCACGCTCCTTACGGAATTTAGCAGCAAGTTCGGGGAACTGTTCTATCACCTTCATGGGGATAGGCTTCCCTTGCACAAGGGCATCGTTAACAGCTTTAGTGTGAGTAGCCGCGCCGCCTTCACCCGGCCCGATGATTCCTGAATCGGCAACCTCCTCCTTGGTTAACGCCCAAAGTTCCCTATCCTTCTTCGCCTTCTGTATTACTTTTAATGCTTCCTTGCGGGTTAATACCCGTTCGCCTTGTTTCCCAGCCGTTAGTCTAGGCTTCCCGTCCTTTCCTATCGTTCCGGCGGGCATTTCTCCAAAATGGAGCATTCGCTGAAACTCCTCAAACTCTCTCATCGCTATGGCTTCGGTGGAATCCGTAAGCGGTGCTTTCAGCTTTTCCTTCCCCTTCTTTACCAATAAACCCCACCCAAGTCTCCTTGCCCCCTTGGTCATTTGGGTTGTAAGCATAGCGGATAAATACTTGCCATCATTTAACGCAAGCTCCATATTATCAGCTAACTTCCAAAACTCATGGTCTTGCGCTCTGCCAGCGTGACCCAAATCGCTTTCCATTGCCGCCTCGCGAAACACCTTGGCCTGACCCTGCCAATACCTTTGGTAGTTGACGAATGCCTTGGGTAAGTCAGTGAGTCCTTCTAGCTTCTCTATGTGGGCAGTCTGCCTAGCAGAGAATACCCGCTTGGGAGAAAGTTTCTCGGCAGCAGCAAGCATCGCCTTCTGGTCGCCCCTTTCCAGCGCAAGAAACCAATCCGTTGTCCTCTTTACGCCTTCCTCAACTGTCCCACCATTCTTGAGAGCAAACGTAGGGTCTTCTGCGATTACTCTGGCTTGCCTCATTTGCTGTGAAAGTCGCGTAAACCATTCGGGGTTGTTTGATGCTGTCTCAACAAACGCCTCCCAATTAAGCTCGAACATGGCAATATCCTCACGCAGTTGGTCAGCGATTCTCCTGCCCTTCTTTTGTTCCCCGCGAGTGTTGGTTTTGTTTTTTGCAATCTTATCCCAACGCCTCCAATGCTTATCCAAAACCTCCATCCAATCAAGAGCAACCGCCTCACGAAATCCTTTGCTCTTGGGGAGGGCCATCATAGCATCCTCTATCCTTTTGATTTGAGGCAGTATCTTTTTATCAAGAACCTTCCTAGCACCGGCCCTGATTTCTGGTTCCGCATCCAATGAGCTTGCTTGGCGTTCCAGAATCCTGCGTTTATCAAGCAGCCTATTATGCTCCGTTTGCAGTTCATTGAACCGATTCATCTCCTCGCGTACAGGCATCTTTGCTTTCCCGCCAGCAACAGCACCCATAATGCCGCCTAGACCCGCACCCAATGCGTGTCTCACATAAAATTCCGTAGTACCAATCGACGCTGGTTTGCCCTCATCAATCCGACTTCGTTGCTGCTCCCCAATCTCGACGATGAGCGAACCCTCTGCCGCACCCATCAATCCACCCTTTAACCTACCCAAGTTCTTAAACTGTTGGAGGATTGTAGCGTAACCCACAGAATAAGTTGTCGCTGCGGCAATCTCACCCGGTGTCATTGCCCTTCCTGAAATCGCTGCCCTCCCAAGCATCTGACCTGCAAGCGTACCGAGGGCTGGGGCTAATGCTTTTCCTATTGGATGTGGAATAAACTTTTGTGCATCAAACCCCCACTTCATTCCAGCAATGCCACTCGCGCCTACCCCAATCTCCTTGGCTATCCTCTCTGTGGGATCGCCAAACAACTTACCCACAAACCTAAACTGGGCTACATCTCTAACGCTCCTCACATACTCCTTTCCTACACTTGCAGCCGTAGTAAGCGCAGAACTCGTATCAATAGTGTATGCCTCCTCCTCGTCGCGCTTCGCTTCCAGAGCCAAACGCCGCCTCTCCCACTCCTCTTGAGTTTCTGTGGCTGCGGATGGCACAACATATCTATCCCCTCCAGCACCCACCTTCATCGTACCCCTACCGCCCAACCTTAACGATGGACGCATAATTGACCCCGCACTGCCAGAGGGAGGCATCTGTCTCGTAACCCAAGAAGCCTTTTTAGGGTCTTTGGACATGAAGGGGCGGGGGTCTTTTGAGGGCATATACCCAGCCGCTTTTGCGCCAGCAGTAATCGCATCCTCCGCACGCTGCTCTTTGGCTTTTCTTTCTGCGTCCCGAAGTGCTTCTAACTCTTTAACTGTCTTTCTCTCACGCTTAACAGGAGCCTCTCCGCCTTGGCCGACTAAATTGATACGCCTTTGCCTCTCTTCCTCTTCCAGTTGAGGGCCAATCTCCGGTTCGGCGGGTGCTTGGTACTGCACAGTACCCACTTCGGCAGGTTCGGCAGGTTCGACAGGTAGAGGGCCAATCTTGTCAACTAAACCTATACGCCTTTTCCTCTCTTCCTCTTCTTCTTTAGTAAGTGTAGGTGGTGGAGGCATTACTTTTAATTCCCTTCGTCGCTCTTTTTCTTGGCGGCAGCTTTCGCTTCGTCATCGGCTACCTTCCACAACAAAAGCATATGTTTCGCAAATGGACTACGCATAATTTGTTGCTGTCGTTTATTAAGCCCGACTCCCAGTTTTGCTTCAGCGTAAGCGGCGGTGTTCCCTTTTCTCTCTTCAGCAATAATGTGGTCTACAATTAGCTTAATCCCATCTTGAACAATCACAAATTCTTCTGGGTTGTTATCCACCCACGCATTGTATTTCAATTCTTTCATTGCATCCCCCTCGGTGGTGTCTGGGGATATTGCTGGCCCTCCTGATAGTCTCCAATTACTTTCAATCTCAGCCACCGTCTCGTTTGCTTTCTGTATTAAAGCCTTCTTTTCACTCTCCGTAATTTTGCCGCTTCGGTGCAGGGAATCTATCTCCTCATAGTTAACATCAGCAACACTCCGACCATCGGGGGTAAATCTCTGCGTAATGAGCTTCACGTTTGTGCCAGCATCGTACACTTCAACACCGCCATCCTCGCCACGCCCAACTGTAAGGTCGGAGTGTCCAGAGAAAAGCAACGTCAAGTTCAAATACTGCTCCGCTTCCGGTAACTCATTTTCCCTCAACCATATAGCTTCATCGTGGTTGTCGTCATCTTCTAATCCCTTAATCTTGGCATTAATATCAGTAACCATGCGTCCAGCATCCCTAACATCCCTCAAGTTTCTCTGTTGGGCGGTTATAGTAATCTTGAACTCTTCTGCCATATCCTTCATTGCAGAAACACTCTTCAAAACAGGAGAGTTAGGGTTAGCCGTTATCTCCCCCCAACTTGCTGCAAAATCTGCATACTTGCCTTCTGGGTCAGCATTTGCAGCCAACATATCGTACATTTGGTAATAGGCATTAAGCGTTTCCCATGTTTCAATTTGTTTTTGAAGTGATTCCTTATCAGCCCACATATAATCAATTGATGCCATCGCTTCAGATGCTTCCACCCCATGTTTCGGCACAGTCGCATACAGCTTATTCTCGTATGTATACTTATTGTCCAGAATCACAAGGTCTTTCTCCAGATACTTCTTATACAATTCCTCCTTCATGGCAATCCTACTGGATGCTGCACCTATTTGGGCTATAGCTTTCTTGTTGCCTTTAATAGCTTGCGTGAGTCTTTTATCAAACCAACCCAGTATCTGTTGTTTGCTGTCTCCGTTTTTGTTGGTGTCAATACCGCTCAATGGGTTCGGGGTTCCCTCTTTGAAGAGATAGGGGGCGTAAGCGTTGCTGGTAAGAACACTCTTCGCATCTCCAGCAGCCTTTATCGCGGATGCATTCCATCCATACCTTGCGGCAGCGTCTCTCGCCGCTGTATTTTTAGCAGCAACTAAAGCCTTTCTTTTTGCTTCATCACTTGCATTTTTGAGCCTAAAGTTTTCAACCTCTTCATTGGCTGCTCTTGAGGAATCAAAGTATCTATCGTATGTTCCCATCAGGCCACCGAGCAATCCTCCCGACAAGCCAGCAAGACCCATCTCCCAAGCAGAAGGCTTATCTTTGTCGTGCCTTTCCCTGATGGCCCTTACAGCTTCAGAATCGACCTTCGATTGTCGCGCCCTCTCGGCTACTCCCCTATCATAAGCTGCTTTCTTGGCAGCATCATCTTGCCTTCTTTGGGCTGCTTGCTTGGCTAGTCTCTTGATTTTATTAGCAGCCTTCTCCTCTGGTGTCTTTTTACTTTTCCCTTCTCTTGCTTGATTGGCAATTGTGACGGGATTGCTTAATAAGGTAGTAGTATCTAATGGGGCGGCAGCTCTTGCTTGGTCAACAATCGTGTCTCTGTTGCTTAACATACTTTCTGGTGCAAGTTGACCCGAACCACCAAGGTTGGGGGCTGTCGTGGCTGGTGGAAGGTCTAATCCCTCTCTCCCTCTTGGGTCAATAATTGGTGGGGTAGCGCCTGACACACCACCCGCTGCCTCAAAGTTTGCTCTGGCCTTCTGAAGTTGCTCGACGGCTGCCTTGAACTTTGGCGAGTCTTGAGGCCCGACAAACGCAGGGTTCTTCTCTGCCTTTTTAAGAGCCTCTTCAGCCTTCTTCAGACCATTATCGTCTTTGTCATCAGCCATAATTATTCCCCCTTAATTTTGGAGTCCATCCAGTTGCGGATAATCCCCTTGATGCGCGGCTTATTGCTAATGAACTTCGCCCATTGTTCTGAATACTCATTGTATAGTGCCTTGAACCAGCGCGGCCCCTTCGTCTCCTTCCAGACAAAGAACTCAACCCACTTCGGATTCTCGTTGCCGTACACCTCACGGGCAACGTGGCACTGGTTCATATTACCCACACCAGTCATATAGCCACCAGCGGCACTCCCAAGAGAACTCAGCATTCCAACAGCATTCTGAAGCCCACTCGGTTGAGCCATCTCTGTCTGCCACATACCTGCTTGGGTTCCAAATACGTTACCAGCGAACTGCGCTCCTTGCGCTCCAGCTTGTGCGTTTAACCCTACCCCGCGCTGTTGTATCTGCGGCATCGTGAACGGTGATGCGCCCTGCTGTAATCCGGACATATAACCCCCTTGAGCCGCCACGGGCTGAAGTCCGAGCATTGACTGGATGTTACCAATATCCTGCTGCCGTGCGCCAAGCTGCGTTCCAAGAGCTTGCTGCCCTCCAGCAAAAGCAGCCCCACGAGCTTGATTAATCTGCTGAACCCTTTGCATTTCATTGGCAAGATTCTGTTGTCCCCCAGCAAATCCAGCACCACGCGCTTGGTTGATTTGCTGAATCCTCATCATCTCGTTAGCTAGGTTCTGCTGTTCCCCCGCAAAACCGGCCCCACGAGCTTGATTGATTTGCTGGATTCTTTGCATCTCGTTAGCTAGATTCTGTTGTTCTCCGGTAAACCCAGCACCACGAGCTTGATTAATCTGCTGAATCCTAAGCATCTCATTAGAGAGATTCTGTTGCTCTCCGGTAAATCCAGCACCACGAGCTTCATTGACTTGCCGGATTCTCTCCATCTCGTTAACGAGGTTCTGCTGTTCTCCCGCAAATCCAGCACCGCGAGCTTGGTTTATTTGCTGGATTCGCTGCCTCTCGTTTTCGAGGTTCTGCTGTTGCCCCTCGAATTCAGCACCACGCGCTTGGTTTATTTGCTGAACCCTTTGCATTTCATTAGCGAGGTTCTGCTGTTCTCCAGCGAATTGAGCAGCGCGAGCTTGATTGATTTGCTGAACCCGCTGCATCGTATTGGCAACATTTTGCTGCTCTCCAGCAAACGTAGCCCCACGAGCCTGATTAACCTGCCCAATCTTCTGCATCGTATTAGCAAAGTTTTGCTGTGATAATCTGTTTTGGACATCAGCGGATGCCTGACCTGACGCCAGCCATCCAGTAGCTTCACCTCTGCGCTGTCTTCCAAGCTCCTCACCGGCCCTGAATTTTCCTAGAATCTCCCGTAACGCAGTGCCGCCACTCAACGTCTGGCCGCGCTTGGCAGCACCCCTCAAAATATCCTGCTCTACTGACCTTATCTGCTCACCAGAAAGCCCTTCGCCAAGGGCCAGCCTGTCCGCAATAGCCTCCTCAACATCAGCCCGCATATCTGCGGTAAGCCCCAAATCAGCCAAGTCTGGGATGTCCCCTGCCTCTTCGTACTCAGGAGCTGTTGGCATATCATCAGGAGCCTCCATATATCCCGGAACCATCGGAGCTTGCCCTGCTTGAGCTTCCATGTACCTCGGAACCACCGGAGCTTGCCCTGCTTGACCTTCCAAATACCTCGGAACTACGGGAGCTTTACCCGCTTGAGCTTCCAAATATCCCGGAACTGTCGGAGCCTGACCCGCCTTGGCTTCCATGTACCCCGGAACTGTCGGAGCTTGCCCTGCTCTAGCCTCCACATATCCCGGAACTGTCGGAGCTTGCCCTGCTTGTGCTTCCATGTATCCGGGAACTGTCGGCGTGACCAGCCCCTGTCCCTCCACATATCCCGGAACTGTCGGAGCCTGACGAGCAAACTCTTCATACTCCGGAATCCCTGCCGCGTCAGCAGCCAACTCCTCGGAGGTTCTTTCTCCACCACGCAAGCGGTCAGCAAACTGCTCACGCAAATCAAACTCTCCGGGAGCCATTTGCCGCAACTGTTCTCTCTGCTGCTTAACAAATTGCGGGCCAAACTCGGTGAGATTATCCAACTGTGCCTGTGACATAGTTGGAATCAGGTCGAGCGCAGCATTCATCTCCTGCTCGGTAAGCTCCATATCACCGAATCCGGTAAAGTCCGCAACCTTAGTCTCGCCTGTCTCCGGGTCGGCATACTCCACTCGCTCACCAAGCCTAGCTGCCTTCTCTATCTTACGGCGCGTTGGTAGCGTCTCTATGTCTGCGTAAATTGCCTCCCGATTTGCTTCAGCGTAATCCGGTGCTTCTGGTTGTGGCGGTGTGCTTTTTCCCATAGCTCTAGTTCCTCATAAAACGGCGTTTTGCCCTGCTCATGTCAATCTTTGTCACCCTGTCATTGTATTTATGACGCACCCACGCCATCCATTTTGACTTATGCCCTAAATCATCCCACATCATACAGTACATTGCATTCAGGGACTTCGGATACCGACTAACAGAGGCTTCTATATAACAAATCGGGCCACCCGTGTCCGTGTAATGCTCGTAACACTGCTCTTCTGTATCAACATACCGCACAAGAGACAATCCTACCAGCTTTCCGTCCTTGGAAACCGCATAATACCGGCCATTATTAACAAACCACTGTAACCAGCCCAGAACCCTCTCGTCACCCCACTCCTTGAGGTAATTAAGGTTGCCAGACAGAAACTTTGCCATCTCTCTGGTGCTATCTGGATACTGTGCGGTACTCATCGTTCTGGCCTTATCGGTTGTCCAAATGCTGACGTTTCTATCGAGTGCAGTGCAAGTCTGCCAGCATCCGACTGAACCTTAAATTGAATCTGATTAAACCTTCCCTTCGGCAGCAGATTGTAGCCCTCCCTAATCAGGTTGCTGTCCGCTGGAAGGCTGACGCTGCTCGCAAGTATCTGCGCTGTGCTACTCAAGTCCTTGTAGTAGTACAAGTTAGACGTAATGGAAGTGGAATGTATGTTCTCAAGATTGAACTGAACGGAGTAGCCTATCTTATCTCCCCATGTTTCACCGTAGCGATATGCTCTCGACTTGATATAGCTTTCGTAAGCAGTTCCGCCATCCGTGTAAGTTTCCGCCGTAGTTGAGTCTTCCGCAGTGTAATCGTCCCAAGTATAGAACACCCCATTCTGGCCGCCAAAATTCATCCGCAGTTTACCGCCAAAAGCGGTTATCACCCAATCCCTCGGCTCCCATCCAGTCCAATCCCCCGTCCACGCTTGTGCAAGGAGGTGATAACAGAAAACCCTGTCTGGAGTATCGGAAGAATCTATCGGGACAGACAGCAGGTAGCGGTTACGCCAGTAAATAGCGCAACACGTTCCTATCTTCGATTGATTGATTCGGCCAATCAAGTCATTGATGGGGCTGCTTAAGGGAAGGGAAACATCAGTCTGCGCTCCCGATTCAATCGTCTTAATTGAGCGCACCCCGTCACGAGAAAGGAACAAGACATCTGGGCCTACCTGTTGAACAGTACGCGCTGCAACGCAGCCTGTCCGGTTATTGATTAGCTTGATTGTCCAGTCCGAAACTTCTTGTGACGGGTCAGCTTCCACCACCCAGATTGATAGTTCCTTGAACACCAACATATTGTAGCCATACCAAGGCATCAAAGCCACAATCGGGTCGCCATCGCCACCTCCAACCCGAATGCTGTTACCAATTAAGTCCCAAGATTCCCCATCCAAAATATCGCTTACATAGATTTGGTCACTGGGGATGGATGTGTTTCCGCTCGTGGCAAAGAGTCTGTTATTGGCAGAAACAAGTATCTTAGGTTTGCTAGGGGTTTGACTGATATGGACAACACCCTCTGCGTCAGTTCCGCCTGATGGAGCGGCAGCAAATGCTATTGTTGGGGGTATGGTGGATGAATAGCCAGAACCAGCCGTGTCAATCGCAGCCCCAACGACCTTACCTCCATAACCAAGAACAGCCGTAGCCGCAGCGAGGGAGCCAGAGGATGCCGTGAATGTGATGGTCGGTACGCTGGTGTATCCCAACCCTTTCTCGGTTATCTCGATTGATGTAACCTTCCCTCCGGTGATGCTATTATTGTTACCGGAAGAATCCACATAACGTAACGCACCGTCACCGTCAGCGTAATAAAGCCTATTAACCAGTTGAGCAAACTGCACAGTCGCACCCGCAGCTATCGAGCTTCCCGTAATCTGAGCGAAGTCTCCCGATTCAGAAGAAATCTTCAGGGTATCCGAGCCGTCAGATAGGACGATGTTCTCGGTGGTTTCAGTATCAAAATAAGCGCAGCCGGTAATCGGTGCGGTAACGCCATTCCATAACTGGTCTGCACTCTCCCAGTTAATTGTTGCAGTGGCCCACAGTAAATACCCAATCGTCAGGTCAGCACCCCGCCGTGTAACCGCATTGCCGAACTCATCCAAGTCAATGTTCCTTCCCTCCGCAAAGGCATTGTCAGAAACAAGGTTCGCCCGTGTCGAGCTAACCTGCCCACCCAAAAAGCTGTCATTCCCGTCCAAAAGAACGGGGTCATCAAGCACGTTGTTTGATTGAACTGGCATTACACTAAATCAGTCCTCTGCCAATAATCAGCAATCATCGGCACTATCGTATTCATCTTGTCAGGCTGCACGTTGTCCAAGTCACGGCAGATTTGCAGCATATTCCCTGCCTCACCAAATTTAATCTGCGCCTTCTGGTATTGCATAGCGCGTTCAAGCATATCCGCCTCCGCATAAGACAACAAAGAGTTCTCCGCACCCAAAATCACAGGAGAATCACTATCCCCCATCTCCACAAACTTGAGCTTGCCAAGGGCAAAGAGGGTTCCGGCTGTTTTCGGGGTTGGGATTGGCTTAATCCGACAGTTACCGCTCGCATCGGGAGGCAGCGGCACAAAGTTGGAGGGGTTAGCCCTGCGCTGCGAAGTGTTGTTCCACTGATTCGGGTCTAGCTGGAAGAATTGCATCCAGCTTGCGCCCACAATCTCCGCACCATCAACCTTCCCCGTCTCCGTGAACCTCATAGCAACCACAAAGTCCAGCTTCGGGGCGGTTGAGGCAACCGTTGTCGAGGTTGGATAGTAAAAGACAGTCGGCTCATCGGAAATGGTGATGATTTCGTCCTCGGCAGTCACGGCTGTGGAGACTGTACCCATCGAGTTAGTCCAGAGGGCTGACTCAAAGAGCATACGGTAACGGTTGTTGAGGAACTTCTTGCAGGTCGCAACTGACGCTGCATCAGTGTCACTCAACTTCGTCGTAATCTGGTCTGCTAATTCGCTTAATGTCATTGTCCGGACTCCAATCGTCGTTTAGTTCAGTCAGGACATTCTATCCTGTATTTTGGCTTTCTTCAGATATTTCAAGTTTCGCTTGCGTTCTTTCTCTTTTTCCCCTGCTGCTTGTTTTTCAAGCAAGAGCAGCGGGTTCTTCAGGCCACGCCTTACCGGCGGCACTCCCCCGCCAAATTTGGCTTTCCCAAGGGGGCGACCAAAGGGAACGAGCCTCCATGTCTTCTTCTCTTCTGCTTCGGATTGTGTATTTTTGTACGCATCGGGCATAAATTAGTTTCCTTCCTCTATCTGTCGTTCAAGTTCGCTTATGTATCTTCCCAAATCCCGTATCAAGGCAACCCCATCATCCGTCGAGGTCGCCGTTTCCATTCCAGCCGGATGACTTTCCGCTATCTCCTGAAACCCGTTCAGCCTCACTGTCAAGCAACCGCTGCTTGCGACGAGCGCGAGCAGCATCAATAAGGTCGTCCACTTTCTTGTCTTTGTCATCTTTCCTCTTCTGCGCCATTTGCGCTGTTGCGATGTCCCCAAGAGACTCGACTGCATCTACCAATCTTGGCAATGCAGCCAAGCCCTTGAGTGCCGCTAATATCATTTCTTCTTGGCGGAATACTCTTTGAGCGCATCCACGATGCTTTGCCCGCCGATGTATGCTGGGACGATAATGACAACCGCACCAATCACATTCTCTGCCACGGCTGGTGACAGGTTCAACCACTCGGTAGCCAGCACAGTCAAAAGACCGCCAATAGCCATCCAGAGCTTTCTCGATTTCAGTTTATCCTTCATTTTTTATTACTTTTTATCAATTGCACTATCTTCAATATGATATAAATGAGCGAGGCAACCGAGATAAGAATATGGAGGACAGTATCAATCTCCAACATCCAGTTGCCTAAACCGCTCACGGAGGCAAACCCCACTTTTACATCATTTAAGTCTATCATTTTCATTTACTCCACCCGATTAATCCTTGTTAAATTAGTCATTCTTCTCCCGATTCGTTTACCTAGCGTATTTGGCATAATTTTCTATTATGAAGTCCATGTAATTGTCCCACTCCCAGTAAATTTATACACTCTCTTACCCGACACACTCGGCTCCGAGTAAGTGCCTGTAATAGAACTCGGTGCGTCAAACGTGTCTGCGTAGCTGATAACCACAATGCCTGAACCGCCATCTCCGCCGGAATTTCTGCCACCGCCGCCACCACCACCCGTGTTAGCATCCCCGTCTCCACCTTCTTCTACTGCTCCTCCCGTGCCACCCAAGCCGCCGCCGCCCGTGCCACCAGCACCGGCCTCGCCGCCACCGCCACCGCCAGCGTATGGAACCGACGAACCAGTAATTGAACTGGATGAACCAGCACCGCCATCGCCGCCCGTGTTAGTATACCCGCCATATCCCGCTTCAGAAGCACCGCCGCCACCGCCCGAAGCGGTATCATTGCCACCGTAGTCGTCAGTACCCGCTCCGCCATCATTGCCACCGCTCATGCCAGCCATCCCGCCCATACCCCCATAATAGCCAGTGCCGCCGCCGCCTGAACCGCCATCCCCACCATCAATCCAATCCTCGCCAATCGCCCAACTGCCACCACTGCCGCCTCCGTCCGCTTCAAAGCCGCCCCAAGATTCTCCATCACGCACGATATCCGACACTCCACCACTGACCGCCGCTGCGTTTGACGATGAGCCGCCCGTGCCACCAGCACCGCCAGCCCCCACCGTTACGGTCCACGCCGCACCGACCAATTCAAAGGGTGTGTAGGTGTCGTTGTAATAACCCCCAGCACCACCTCCGCCGCCCAAAACATAGCCACCCGCAGTTATAAGGTAAGCCTGACCACCACCGCCGCCACCAGCTACAATCAAGTAGTCAAGACTATCAGGCGGGTTATCTCCACCACCAGCCGCAGCTTTCTTGAGCATGAATGGATGTACGCCGCCGAATGCCATTCTTACGCCTCAACTGTTTCTGGCTCTTGGAATTTGAACAGCTTGGAAATGGGCCGAGATTTTGCCGCTTCCAGTTCCTTCTCCATTCCTGCCGCCCAATCATTATCGGTGGCTGTTCTCTCGCAGATAACCGAACACCACGCCTCGTCGATGTCTTCAAATGCGATAAAGGATTCCGCATCGGGGGCGGGCAGACTTACCAACGTATCCCGATAAACGGATAAACCGCTGTCGTCGTCTGTGTAGGTCATGCCGACTACTAATTCTGTTATCACGTTCTTCAACCCATTTTTTTCAGGAAGGATTCGTGCTTCAATTCGTGTGAATGCTTTCATTGTTTATTTGTGTTTGTTTTACTGATTTACTTCAGGTCTTTCAATAGAACCGCTTGAACAACGAATGCTGTTGGGCAGTAGTAAACTAATGTATCAACGCCCCCCGAATCTGTCGTCAACGCAGGGTCAGTCCCGCCCTCAAAGTGCCACGCACTTGTGTAGGTCAAGGCTCGGCTGGCAGCGTCACTGGTGATAACGATGCAACCGCTCTGGCCCGCAGTGATATTGCTGGGCGTTCCTAACACCCTGCTCGCACCGATACTGGAAGTGGTTAGCAGTGAGAAGTTGTTCGCATCATCGAAGTCAATCGCGATGGTACTCGCATCGGTCAGCGGAGTTATCTCACTGTTGCTGGCTTTCTTGACGGTGACTCGGCCATCAGCCAGAATCCTTAATGTGACCCCGCTTGTTGACCCGTCTGGATGAAAGTAAAAACCTGAATCAGTTTTACCTGATATGGTTGGAACTCCCGCAGCGTACGCAGCATTTCCCCATGTCAGATTATTATCAGATTGTAAACTAATACTTCCAGAAACATCTAATTCGACTGTTGGAACCTGAGTCCCTATGCCGACACCCGTGCTGTTGACCCGTAGGCGTTCGGTTCCGCCCGTGACGATATTCACAGCGTCAGCGGTTGGGCGGCTTATTCCAGTATTGGTATCTCCGCTAAATGAAAACGTAGGTGCTGAAGCTGCTCCGCCCACCCCCAGAATCTGTCCTGCTACGTCTAATTTTGCCGCTGGAGCCGCCACGCCTATGCCGACGAGGCCGGTGTTGGTAATTCGCATCCGTTCATTATTGCCACCCGTTCCGAATATCAACGCATCACTAGTTCCGGTGTATAAGACAAATTCATTGGCAGTAGAATTTCTGAAAGTTAGGGTGCCGCTGTTCGCCCCATCAAGACGCATTATCTCATTGGCTGTTCCTTCCGTAACTTCTAATTTATATCCGGGAACCTGAGTCCCTATGCCGATGCGGCCCGTGCTGCCCTGAACCGTCATCATCGTGACATCGTTTACCTGTAAGAAAACATCACGGCTGGCCGAGCCAGCGTTTAGTTTGAGGTCGTTTCCGCTGGTTGACCGCAATTCGTTTAGGCACTGAATAGTACCGTTTACGTCTAGCTTTTCTGATGGAACCGTCAAACCTATGCCGACGCTGCTTCCGAATGGATTCAAAACCAAATCGTAAGATGCAGTACCCGGCCCATTAGAACGTTGTATGTATGCTGCACCGGCCACACCCACGCCGCCGGAAGTTGTGACCGCGCTGTCGGAGGAATGTGTTTTTAGTGAAAGAGTTGAACGAGAAACAGTTTCTGCAAGACTGGTAGCATAGTCTGCTACATTTCGTTCTACGAATAGCGGCACAGAGTCCCGTGCGACCGGACCTATGCCGACACCCGTGCTGGTAATTCGCATCCGTTCAGACGCGGCCCCGCTCGTCGCTGTCGCAAACACAATATCCGCCGAATTCACTGAAGCCGAAAAAGTCGCATTCGCCTCGGCCCAGATTGCCGCTGCTGACACGATAGCGTCAGTTCCTGCCGTAGCAATCGGCGACCTGAATTCGATGCGACCCAACTGGTCGTTATCAACAATCGTGAGTTCGTTTGTAGCGAGCGTCAGAACCCCGGCGGATGCCGTACCCGTGCCTGTCGGGCCTCGTACGTCCAACAAACTTGTCGGCGCAGCAGTCGCTATGCCGAGGCCAGTTGAATCAAAAACGAGGCTGGTCGTCCCTTCAATCGTGCCGTCACCCGTCCAAACTCCCACCTGACTGTCAACGGGCGTTCCGACTTTGGAGACATCGCCGCTGCCCACAGGTGTTGACCACGCATTGTCGCCCCTCAAAAATGTTGAGGAACTTGCTGTGCCTGTCGCTGAAAGCATCGCAATGTCAACCGCATCAGTCGCAATCGTAGTCGCGTTGCCACTGCTGGTCACATCGCCCGTAAGATTGGCATTGGTGATGACGGTGGCGGCATTGCCCACACTTGTCACACCGCCGGTAAGATTGGCGTTGGTGGTGACGGTTCCTGCTGTTAGGCTCGCCGCCGTTCCTGTCAGATTTGTTGCCACACCACTTGCCGGAGTTCCGAGCGCGGGTGTGACCAGAGTCGGACTGGTAGCGAAAACCAGTGAGCCGCTTCCTGTTTCGTCCGAGATAACTCCAGCCAACTGTGCAGAAGTGGTGGCTGCGAGGACAGAAAGATTGTTAGTAGTGTAAACGCCGTTAGTGACCGTAGCAGAGTTACCTGTGCAGCTACCTGCCGAGCCGCTGGCGTTTCCAGTAAGGTTCGCCACCACAGGATTGTCCAGATTCAGAGTTACAGTTCCGCTGGTTCCTCCCCCGCTAAGGTTTGTTCCAGCCGTGACGCCCGTAATGTCGCCAACAGTTGGGGAAGCCCACGTAAGACCACCCGATGCACTTGATTTTGCGGTCAATACATAATCATTGGTAGGTGCGTTGTCCGACTTGAGGTTGGCTTCATCCACCACATCATCTGCGATGGTGGCGGCGTTACCTACGCTAGTTACTTCTCCCGTCAGGTTTGCATTGGTGATTACAGTAGCAGCGTTGCCCACAGAAGTAACACCACCAGTTAAATTAGCGTTTGTGATGACAGTGGCAGCGTTACCAACGGATGTAACCCCTCCCGTTAAATTTGCATTGGTGGTAACAGTATCGGCATTACCAGTCAGGTCTCCGGTTACGTCTCCCGTCAGGTCGCCAGTGAAGGTTGTCGCTGTAACGGTGTTGTCCTTAACCAAAACGCTGTCAATGGTTACACCCGCAGCACTGGTTGTTTCTGAAACTGTGTCGGTTGTTATGGATTGGCTCGCGGAAACTATGATGTTGGTTGAGCCTGTGGTATTGCCATTAGCAAGAATCTCGGCCAACGTATCGGAG